ATGCAAAATAATCAAAAGTACACTAAAAAGTACACTTTTTTAAAGTCTAATTTAATGGCTAAAAAATATGCAATAGGGTTTTATACAGGCGGCGTAAACGTTGAAAATTGGGAAAACTTAACAGAAATAGAGCAAGAAAAAGCAATTTCTAAGAGTTGGTATCTTCGTTGGTCGTTTAGAAATCCTGAAAATGGAATCTTAGAAAGACAAAAAAACTACAAAGGCGGCGTTAATTATTTAAAAACAAAAGATGATCGTTTAAAGTTTTTAAAAGAATCAAAGAAATCATTAACGGAATTACTAAATGAAGGATATTCTCCTTTTGATAGCAAAGACGAAATTATCTTATATGATTCAGAAATTAAAAAAACTTTCTCAGTTAAAGAATCATTTGATTTAGCTTTAGAGCAAATAAAACAAACGGTTGCAACCGTAACTTATAAAGACTATAAAAAAACAGCAAACGGTTTCTTAAAATTCCTAGGTGACGAAAATCAAAAAAAAGAAATAAAACTAATTACAAAAAGAATTGTAATTAAGTACTTAAATGAGATTCTTACAAAAACTTCTGCAAGAACTAGGAATAATTATAAATCTGATTTATCAGCTTTGTTTTCTGTAATGGAAAAAAAACTACTACTAATTGATTATAATTTTATCAAAACAATTGAAAAAGAAAGAACCCAAGAAAAAAGAAACAGAACTTTAACAAATAAGCAATTAAAACAAGTCACGGACTTTTTAAGAGAAAATGACCCACTACTATTATTTGTTGTAAAATTTGTTGCTTATAATTTTCTAAGACCTGTTGAAGTTTGCCGACTTAAAATTAAAGACCTGAATATAGAAGATTCACTCTTGTATTTTCAAGCAAAAAACAAACCTTTAAAAACAAAACGTATTCCTTCTATTCTGCTAAATGATTTAAAAAAAATGAATTTAGAAAAGTATGACAAAAACTTCTATCTAATAACACCTTCTGGATTCCCGGGCAATTGGGAGGTTTCAGATTTGCAAAGAAGAACCACCATCACAAAGCGTTTTACAAGGCTAAAAGTAAAAATGAAAGAAGCTGGTATTATTTTAGAAAAAGGAGATAATATTTACAGTTTTCGCCATTCTTACATCACAAATTTATTTAGATATCTAAGAACCAAAGAAAATTTAACGTTTAATGAAGCGATAAAAGAGTTAATGCCAATAACAGGGCACGATTCAGAAAGTGGTCTAATCAACTACATTCATCAGATTGATGCAGATATTCCAAAAGATTGGAGCAAAAAAATAGAAATAGTTATTTAATTTTTGTATATTCATACTTTCTTTTTCATAGCAATTTTACACCACCTCTCTAAAGAAGTGGTGTTTTTTTAGTTTAAATTAAAGTTTTCTTTGCTTGAAAACAATTCTGTAATGTATTTCTTCATTTCATTAATAGAAGGATGCAGTAACAAGCTTTCGTCTTGCCATTCATCATCATAACTTTCGATTAAAATAAAGCGCATTGGCGTTTCTTGTTTTACATGCACCAAATAGCAAGGATCTTGCCTGTGCAATACATACATTTCATCGTTATTTTTATCTATTGAAACTAAGAATTTAGAAATAGTATCTACCGGATGATTTTCGTTTATAAGATTAATTGCTGCTGCTAAAATGGTGTAATTCTTTAAGTTTGGCGCATATTTTAAACCAAACATTCTACTAATATTAGATTGTGTAAATCCTGTTATTTCTGCCAATGCTGTTTGCCATCCGTTGCCAAATTTAGCAATTGCCTTTTCTCTTAAATTAGAAACGAGCAACTTCCATTGCTCGTTTTGTTCTTGTTGGTTTGGCATATTATTTATTAATTAAGGCTATTGCATAGCTGTGAGTATCGTGATAGAATGATAATGAGTGTTTTTTAATAGTCTCCGAGTAGTTTCCTTGGTATGAAATTACCACTTCTCCCTCCTCCATTTCTTCTATTTCTTCCCAAATTTCTTTTTTAGCTTCTAAAATTAATGATATAGCATCAAAACTAGCTGTATCTTCTAACAGTGGAGTTACTTCATTTTCGATAAATTCGGCTTCGTCCATTTTAGGAAATTCAGCATAATCATCTCCATAGTCTTCAGATGAATTTTCAAAAGACTTATACATCGAACCTTTATTTTCCCACAAAGACCAGCCGTCTCTTTGGTGTATTTGTATAATTTCTAAATTGTGGGTGGTTGCAAATTCTTCTACTTCTTTAAAGCTGTTAAAGTCGTCCACCATTATACAATTATATAAACCAGAAGGATATCCGTTAGACCCTGTAGTAATTTCTGATACTTTTAAATTGTTTTCGTTTGCTAATTCTCTTAAATCTTTCATAATAATTGTGCCGATTTTAATGACCTGCTCGAGTCTTTTAATTTTATATGCCTTATTGCATACACCAAAGATACACTTTTTTATCTAATTATATCACTTTTGATATAGTTAAATACATTAATCTACGAAACACTTTACGAAAACTATTTCACACCTAAAAATCAGATAATTTAAAATATATGGTTGTGAGGTGTTATCTTGTAGCGTTTAGGTGCTTTGGTTTCCCTTTTCCGTTATCCCAAAATATAGAATAACCAGCATTTGTTGTATATCCTAAACTTTCACTATAATAATTTCCTGTAAAAAATGATTGCAAATACATTCTTCGATGATCTATGCTATCATCAGAAACAATTTTAAAATTATCTCTTTGTTTAGCAGATAGCGTTTCTATAATGCTATGTAAATGACCTTCGCAAATAAGGTTGTAAACTCCCTGAATACCGTAATTTAAAATAATATCCGAAGAACTTCTCTTACTGATACCTAAATGACCGTGTAAATTAATGTGGTTAATTCCGTTTACTTTATGAGTTATAACCATAGAATTAAATTCAACTTCAAAACCTTTTAATTTTAAACCCCAGGCAATTAATTCTGCTGCACCTCCTTTTACATCTTCTTTGTTATTGCTTGTTAATCTGTCGTGATTTCCTGCTACTATTTTAATACTTCCTAAATTATCAATTTTAACGAGTGCTTTTTCTAACAATTCACAACATAACATAATAGAATTAGAACCTATTTTATTTTTGTCTAAACTCATCCACGAATTTATATGACTTAAACCCGTGAAGCTTTCAATTAAATCACCATTAATATGCACGTGTGCCTTACTAAAACCTAATTGATTAACATCTTCTACACTCTCTAAAAGTCCGTCTAAAAGAACGTCAGAATCATAATCAGGTGTTTTAATAAGGTTTCGTATGTGCGCTCCAAAATGCAGGTCACTCCATTTTATAACACCTTCAATATTTCTTTTAGATTTTTTTCTTTTATACGTGTAAGATTGTTTTATTTCTGAATTAAGAATTATTCTAATATCTTCAATATTAAATTCATCTTCGTTTAACTGCTCTTTAAAAACTATGTTATAAGAAGGCTCTTTGTAGTGGTATGGTAAAAATTTATAAGAGCTAACATTTTCAAAAGGCTGATTATATTTTTTGCAAAAATCTTCTATCCCTAGAATTGTTTTTGTTTCTTTACAATAGGCAGATAAAAAAAACTTTTCTTCCTTATAATCATTAGGCTTTGTTATGCTGCTATTTTTTACAACGCTTTCAATTATGCCTTTGTGTTTTACTTTGGTAATTTGCAACCATTGATTAGAATCTAAAGAGTAAGTAGCAGTAACTCTATCTTTAGAGTGTTTTTTAAGTTCAAAACCTAATAAATTTGCTTCTTCATCGGTTAATCTTCTTCTTTTTTTCGCCATAATTTAAAGTATTATCTTTTGAATTTAAAAACCAAATAACCAATTAAAGCAAACCCCACAACAAATGCAATCGCAATTGCAATACCTTTAAAATTATTGGTATCTGAAATAGCTTCTCCTTTTTCATTAATAGTAGAATTATCTTCCAATTTTTCTTCTGAATCTTCTTTATCTGCTATTTTATTGGTGGTTTTTGCTTCGTTCTTTTTTTTAATATTCAGTTTTTCTACGTTTTCATATTTCTTTTTGTTTCCCTTTTCATCGGTAACTGTAATTGGTTTTTTTGGATCCGCAACAAATAAAGTAAGCTCACTTGTATCTAATTGCAGTTGCTCATTTTCTACAATATTGGTAATGCTATTTTTCTTTGAACTAATAATATCTAATTTATTGTTTTTGACTTCCTTAGTAGATTTGCAGCCAACTAAAAGAAATAGTAGTAAAATGTAAATTATGTTTTTCATATTGAATGTTTTTCTAAGAATTAAAGCGAAAATTAGCAAGGTAAATGTGATGATGTAGTCTAACTTCTTCACCTGATATCATTAATATAAATAACCCACTCGTCTGGAGCAACATTTAACAAATTGCCCATCGTTTTAGTGCTATTCGTAACATCTAAGTAACCATCGTTATTAATATCAATTAATTCCTCACCAAACAATAAACAACCTCTTATGTTTGTATGGTAGTTTCCTTTGTGAATGAGAATGTATTCGCGCCCCTTTACATCCATTAATATAAAATGATCTCCGAACTTTGGCGAGTTTCTTTTTTTTACCGCATATCTGCCAGAGCAAATAGAACTAATACCTGTTTTATTTCCATTGTCTGCTAATTCTAACACAGCGCATTGCATTAACTTCTTAACACCATCATATAAAGTAAACCAGCCCAATGTTTGTTTGTCTTGGTAAAGAATGCGATTTAAAACTCCTTTTATTTTCATTTTTTCTGAATATTAAATTTCTTTGTGTTTGTCTACGTTTTCTAATATCTTATCTGCTAAAGGACCAGAAATAAAGCCTAGTAAATGAAGGTTCTTTATGATGCTTATAATTTGAAATAATAAAATAGGTACAATTACGGCTTCACTTAAAAATGAAGCGAACGGAAACCCCTTTTCTATAATTAAAACAGTAGCCAACAAAAGCCAAAAAATAACCAATGTTTTTACGGCTTTAAAAGCTTTGTTTGTTTCAAATTTTGCTTCTTTTAAAGCTTTTAGCATCGCTAATGAAGCATCTAATACAACAACGCAAAATATTGCTGCAAACTGCCATTTTTCGGTTAAAAATAAATCTATAACTTCAGAAAAAATAGCACCGAAAGAAAAAGCCGTAATGAGTATTTTTGTTTTCATATTAAAAAAAAAAGTTTTTGGTGGTTTATAACCATTAATTCGAAAATTTAAGGCATCGAAGAAAAAATAATGACCAACAAAAAAAAGCACTGCAAATAGGAAGGCGAAACCGTGTATTTTACATCTAATTTTTCTACTGTTCCTAATCCTGTGCTGTCTCTTTTTTCTTTAGATTTAGCCGCTAATAATGCCGTTATGTATGGCAGAAAAATTAAAGGGATAAACCAATAATTTACTGTTAAAAACAGCTTTAAAGTTGCTAAGATTAAGATAGCTGTGGCAGAACCAAGAAACGCCCACCACTTGTTTCCCCAATAATAATGCGCTAATTTGTCTGGTGCTGGTGTGTTTTCGGTTTGGTACTTTATAATTCGTTCTTGTAGGTTCATTTTAAATAGTTTCTTTAATTTCAATTAAACCAAGCTTTTTAATTTTGTATTGAATATCAGATTCTGTATCAGCTTCAAAACAATTATGAATCGTAGAAGCTGTACTTCCTGATTGAAATTTATCATTTAAAATAATGATTAAATCATTTTTCCAAATTAAACGAAATTCTTTTGTTAAATTTTTAATTGCCATTTTTTAAGATGTTTGAATAATTACAGTTATACCCGCATTTACTAGGTCTATATAATCTTGATTTGATGCGCCATTTGTGGGTACTGCGTTGCCTTGTATAAAAAGGTTAGTTAATTTACCTGATGGAATTAACGAAACGCATTTCGATAAAACAGAATCTACAGCACTAGTAATAAGTGAGTTACGATGAACATATAAAGTTATTAAATTAGTTAAATTAGACACATTGATGTCTGTTAATTGATTGTCGGCTAAGCTTATATAAGTTAAATTAGTTAAATTAGACACATTGATGTCTGTTAATTGATTGTCAGCCATACGTAAATCAGTTAAATTAGTTAAATTAGACACGTTTCCGATGTCAGTTAATTCATTGTCACTTATATTTAAATAAGTTAAATTAGTTAAATTAGACACGTTTCCGATGTCTGTTAATTGATTGTTATATAAACGCAAATCAGTTAAATTAGTTAAATTAGATACATTGATTTCTGTTAATTTATTACTATTTAGACGTAAAGAATTTAAACTAGTTAAATAACCCAAACCGTTTAAGACACTTAAACCTTGATTACTAAAATCAAGACTGGTAACCGAAGTAATTTCGCTAAATGTTTTTAAATCTGCTAAATTTGTTTTTGCTAAAATTTCAGGAGAAAAAAGATTTAATATCTTCTCTTCTTGTTCTGCTTGTAAAATATCATACTTTACATCTATAATTTGTTGTTCTGTTGCCATAATTATTATTTGTTAAATTGCTAAAATTGCTAGTAGTTTTGCTGTGGTTGTATTTGTGGCGTTAACTTGCTCTGCTGCTAATGCTCTGTTTCTTTCTTCACTAATACCCGTTGCGTTTGCTTCAATTAAGGGATTAAATTTATCAAAAGACAACTTCATAGATGCAGCTTTTAAATTATTATCCTTATCAAAAGTTGTGTTTTCAAAAGGAACATTCACATCGCTTTCAATAATTGTGTAAACAGGTGTAGTATCTATATCTTTTACAGAGATTGAAGTTATTTTGTTTGTAAGAGAAACAACTATTCCACCAAAATTAGAATAAGTTCCCGAAACTTCACAAGGATAAATTCCGTTTTCTGTTGGTGTGGGTGTGCTTAGATTTATTGAATTTTTAATTCCATTAGACAATCCGCTAATTGCATTCTTGTTAGCGACTACATCACTATTTAAACTTACCGCTTCTTGAAATCCTTCAATAGAAGATGGTGTTTTGTTATTTGTTAAATTTATTTTAAATTCTGCCATAATTGTTTTTTTTGTTTGTTTTTCTAAAAAATAAAAAGAAATGTGTTAGATGTTTTTCCATCAACAATGTTGTGACATATAATACTGTACCATTTGTCATATTGTTTACTTGAAGAATGCAAAACATCATCATTTCCTATAAAAGGCTCTCCATTACTTCCTACCATTGCTTTATTAACTAAAGTTGTTGAGCAATCAAAGTACATTCCATTAGATACTATCGATCCTGCGTAATTTTTAGAAGTATATGTTTTTCCGTGTTCATCAGGTTTTACTAAAGTTCCTGAATTTGTTGCCGATACGTATTCGTAATAATTTACACCTACTTTGTTTTTAGTGACTTCTTTCGTTACGTAATCTTGTTGTAAACCAAAATCAGATAATGACAATGGTAAAGTTCCTATATCTTGTAAGGTTCTTGTAACCCAACTCTCTGCTGTAAATTGAGAATATTCCATTCCATTTTCTCCCATAAACCAAATAATATCGCCTGATTTATTTCTGTAAACGAACTGAACAGAACCGTTAACTTCAAATAGTTCTAGTTGTTTTATTCCTGCTGAATTAAAAACCTCAAAAGGAATCCCAGAATTTGCATTTACATTAACTTTATTTTGATTGTTATCACTAATTATAGAGTTAGCTATTAACAATTCTGTTGACATATATTTAGATATTACTGCAACTGCATTTATTAACTCGGTATTTATTAAACCACCTGAAATTAATGTTTCTCCTAAAGATGCCTTTGTTTCCATTTCCTGAAAACTAGCGTATCCCATGCCTTCGGCAATAGAGTCCTGCGAGTTATTAATCACTGAAATATCTTGTGCGTCTGCGTAATATTTAGCATCAATCAAAGCCTGTGTTAATGCATCAATTCTTGCTTGTTCTTCTGCTGTTACAATTCCGTCTGCATGTGCTTCTGCATTGGTTTGCGCTAAATTTGCTTCGGATTGTGCAACCGCAATCAAGCTAGTTTCCATATCCGTTACAATTCCATCTGCGTAAGCTTCTTGTTGTGTTTTTAATAAATTATCTTGTGCATCTGCATAATCTTTAGCTTCATCTCTTCTAGCTGTTGCATCTGCAATTGCTCTTTCCTCTTCTGCCGTTACAATTCCGTCTGCATACGCTTCTTGCTGTGTTTTTAATAGCGAATTTTGTGCTTTAGTATATGATTCAGCGGCTAATTCAGCGGCTTTTTTAGATGTCGCTATATTTATTTCAATGTCTTCTGGTGAAATATCCCAATCTGTAGAAATTTCCCCCAACTCTAATTGTGGTAAAGTGCAATCTACTTCGATATTATCTGCTTCATTCTGTACTTTTACAAAAACGCTTTCATAATCTGAAATTATAAAATCTGCAGTGATATGTAATCTTTTGGTTTTACTCTCTAATAAATCAACATCTTTATGTTTAATTAAAAAAGTATCTCCGTTCTCTTTTAAACCAATTAGAAAAATATAACCTGAAAAATTAGCAGGAGCAGTAGCATCAACCGATATCGAAAAAGTCCTTTCTTCATTAAAATAACGCTCTCTTTTATCTTCCGACAAAGAATAGTAAGCTTTTGTTTGACTGCTATTTAATATGATGTTTTTACCACCAATATTTAAAGTGCTAACTGTATTTTGTCTTGTTTGCTCTAGTGCAGGAGAATCATTTGTAAATGTTACGCTTGCATTAATTCTAATTTCTTCTTCTAATAATTCAATTACTTGCGCACCATTTCCACTTGTTAGTTTGTCTACCTTTATCTGTCCTGGTAATATTTCTGTAAACCCAAACATTTTAGCAAAACTTCTACCTCCGTTATACTCTGTGTTTAAAACACCTGTTAACAAATGATAATGTCCTAAAACTTCTTCTAAACCTATTGCCGTTTCAGATAAAGTAAAAACACCGCTATTTGTTGTTTTAGATGTTTTAGCATACACGTAATAACTTTTATCTGTTTCTGCTAAGAAAGTAGATTCATAGTTTTCAATATCCCATGTTTTGTAATTAGGATTCGGCGTTACTGCATCAATTCCTAATGTTAAATGTTGAAGTGTTTCCCCTTCAATTTTAAAAACTTTTGTAGACTCATTGAAAGAGAATATCAAAGGTGTTTCACTAAAAGCGGCGTTAACAAATCTAAATTGTAAAGATTTATCCCCAACCAATAAAGCCATTGTTTCAACAGTTATTGGACTTATAGATTCTTCAAAATTTAATTGCGCTGCTTGTAGTAGTTTTAATGTTTCTTTCGAATCTCTAAAATATCTTTTTGTAAAATCTAAAGAACGTTTGTAAATAGAATCCACCACAACTTCACTCTCTTTTATTTTATCTAAATCACTCGAAATTCCGCCACCCTGAATACTGTTTGATAATTCTATATCAGGTGAATAAGGATTATTTAAATAGTCTTTTACAGATGAAATTCTAATGTCAATTCCTGTTGGTTGAAATTTTGTGTCTGAAAAAGAAACAAAGCCACCTATTTTTATTTTACTACCAATATTAATCCAATCACTTTTAGACCAAATGCCATCTAAAACACCTTTAAAAGTAAATTTGCTTTCTTCGTTTTCGTAAAAGTATTTTACTGCTTCTTTCAGCATGTCCCAACTCGCACCTGTTTGGCTTGCATTGTCAGAAATATAAGCGTCTGGCATCATCATTCCAAAAACAGAATACGTATCTCCAATTTCAGGAATAAAAACATCATTTGGCATCGTAAAACCATCTTCTTCTTTCGGGACTAAAACAAACTTTCTCTCTGAATGTACATAGCCATTTACTACATTGTCGTCTTGAACAATATCAAATTCTCTACCTGCTAGTTTTCCGCTTTCAAAATAAATAGTAATTTTCTCACCATTCATTCTTAAAGTAGAAAAGTCTAAGTTTTCAGGAATAGAATTGTCTTTAAAATCATAGAAATTATTTTCCTCATCAACCACTACAACTTCCGAAATAGTACCTAATCTCTGTGGATAAAGATGCGAACAATCTAAACTTTCCTCTATTCTATTTAGGAGTAAAGCTCCTTTCTTTTGGATGCTTAGACCGTCCGCACTTGTTTTATAAATAGTACCTTCGTAGGTGTATTCTTGGTTTTTTGGCAATAACAATTCTCTGCTGCCATATTTTGAGTAATCTATATTTCTTTCACCACCTTGGCAATACAACACATTAAAACCTGCGTTTTGCCCATCATTACTTCTTCCTACTCCACTAACAAATCCATTGCCTTTTCCATAGCTTAATGCTAAAGGATTTTCTTTGTTATACTCAACTTTATTTAGGTTAATAATCTTACCTATTATTTCAAATTCTGTGCTAAATTCACTCGCAATCATTTGCAAGGCATCATAGCAATCTGTATGGTTGTAAGAAATTAGTTTTTCGTTGCCTTCAATATAATTACCAACACTCCATCCTGTGTCGTTTTTATTTAAAGTGTCAACCAATAACTTCACGTGTTCTTGCGGCTTTGCTGTATAAGGAAATTTTAAACGACCTTCTGTATCTTTTGCTTTTACATTAGATAATTTATCTTCATCACTTCCTAAAACCAAACTGTATTCGAAATTAGTGCTGTTAATTTCTCTTAAAGTTTGCGGCGTGTTTAAAGTGTATGTTTGCCCTTCGTAATTAATATATGAACCCAAAGAAAACTCGATGTATTCAGGTAACGAAAATTTAAGAGTAACATTATTATTACCCATTATTGCACGCAAACGATAACTACTATCATTTGGCGTTATATCTTTATATCCGTTTGACCAATTAATTCTCATATTGTCACTATATTTAATGAAAATTTGCACCATACTTTTCCCTCTGAAACAACTAAATCTGATATTTTAGAACTCTCATAATAAAAATTGTATGTTTTGCCATTAGCAACTAAAACCCTTGCATTTGGCTGTATTAAATTATATAAAAAAGCATTGTACCCTTTCAAAAAGTTAGCAGTACTTTGATTCATAAATAAATTTAATATTGCTTTATTTTCTTGTTTCTTAGAAATCTGTTCTGCTACTTTTACACCACTTGTGTAATTGCTTTTAATTTCTAATTTATCCTTTGTATTTAAGGCTCCCTCTAAACCATCTTTTGAGCCTTGTAATGGAACTATTCCATAAGTAGAGATATCTACATTATCTACAGTATAGTTATAACTAGAGGCTGTTAAGTTTGGCACTGAATACACGTAGTCTTTTAAAGGTGCATCATTTTCTAATTTCAATTTAATAAAACACTTACCTTGTATTTTCTCAATGTCCGAGATCCCCGAAAACCTTAATTTAAAAGAAGTGTTTAATTTTGAAAAATGATATACTCTGTACGTTTTAGCAAGTAAAAAAGTGATAAATAAATCTATCTTAGTTTCGTCTATTAATAGATTTAGATCGATACCTTTAGAATCTAATTTAGGACTTGACAAATCAACTTCTAATCCATCGTGTTCTGCCCAATCATTAGAAACAGGTTTTTTTATTTTTGGATACTGTAAAACAGCCTCCAACCCGCCTTGTAATAAGGTAGCTAAATATACTGTTGCTATGTTTACATTATCAATTATCATTTTACGATTGCGTTGTTACTTGTTGTAATTGTTAAATTTTCTTTTTCTCCTGATACAAAAACTACAGCGTAATTATCTGCAATTATCTGCGCTTTTGCTCCGTGCATTAAAATAACGTTGTACGCTTTTTCAGTATCATTATATTTTAAAATAGCATTGGTATTTCCTGCAACCAAAACAGTTTCTTTATTTTTAATCTCTATAGAACCTTCATTTACATAAATTCCTTTTTCCCTTAAAAATTCTTTGTCTGCTCTTTCAAAATCGTTCAAACTAGGGAAACCACTTTCTACACAAAATTCAATTCCTTTAGGTGAAAAAAGCAATGCAACAACTTCATCTAAACTTTCCTTTCCTGTGAATAATCCGCAAGTGTCAAGTTTTAAGTATTCTTTATGTATTTCGTTTACTACTGCCATTATCTTCTAACTTTTATTCCTTTATCGTTAATTTCTTCAATTCCAGATTTTACCGAATAGATATCGTTTTCTATTTTTTCTAACCTGCTTAAACTTGCTGTATTTGTTTCAATTCCTGCTAAGTGTTTCAACTGCATCGAACTGTTTAATTGAAGTGTTTTAATGCTTTCAGAAATCATAAAAGTATGAGTTTGCATCGCTGCAAATCGTCCGTTTAATTCATCTGCACTATCTTGGCTCATTTTAGAGAAACCACTTTCAGAAGCTTTTCTTACTGCAACTTCATCGACAACGTAGTCGTCTAAGGTTTCGCTTAAACCATTCATTTTATTAGCAATCGTAGCCTCTAAACTATCTAAAACATTTTTTTCAGCAACCGTTAAAATACCATCTTCCATCGCTTTCGCTAAATAGTTTGAAAAAGCTTCAACTTCACCACTCATTCTACTTTTTACCAATTCAGAAATAGCAGACTTTACCATGTTTCTAACAACATCTTTCATTGCCGCTGCCTTATCTTCGCCAGCAGACCAAGCGGCTACATAGGCATCTGAAAATTCAGATATTGCTTGCTGTACACTTTTACCATTTATGGCTTCAATCTGTTTACTTTCGCTTTCTTCTAAGGTTTCTTCAATATCAGAAATAGCATTTTCCCATGCTTTTATCTTATTTTTATCAGGTTTTTTCTTTCCTTGTTCTGCTATAATTTGAGCTTTAATGATGTCTTTTTGTTGTTTTAAAACCTTATCATTTTCTCTAATTAATTCAGCAGCACTAGAAGAATAAGCCTTATCAATCGATTTGCTTAGTTTGGCATAAGTTTTTTCTAAGCCTTCTAACTGATTTTGAAGTTTTTGTATTTCTGCTTCTTTCTTTTCATCGTTTCTTCTTGAAAAAACCTTTGCGATACTAGAAACTAAACCAATAGTTGCTCCAATAGCTGCACCAACGGGACCAAATGCTGCTCCTGCTTTTGCGCCTTCCATTGTTTCTGATGCAACACTCACAACATCACCTAAAGCTGCTCCTATTTCTTTTAACGCTTGACTGTCAAAAGAATCTCCTAAACTACTAATTGAATCTCCTAAGAAATCAACTGCATCTATAACTGCACCTACATCCGACTGAATTTCTCCAAAAGTCTTTTTAAATTCTTGCTCTGTTTGACCACCTTCAAATAATTCATCTAAATTATCCCCCATTCTACTGAAAATAGATTCAGTTTCTGAAATTGCTTTCTTTAGATTTTCTATTTGTTCTCTAATGGCTTTTAATTTCTCTACATTACCATCTGTTTTCGGTACGTCTTCATATAATTTTTCGGCTTCATCTATTAATTTTTTCATTTCTGAAATATTTAATTTACTTGTATCACCAAATAACTTGCCTATTATATTTTTATTAGAAAGTTTGTCAAACTCAAAAAGCACTTTTTCTATTCTTTCTTTTTCAGCTTTTAATTCTTCGCTATAATAAGTCTTACTTCCTTTTTCAGTTCCTAAAAACTCAATGTCTTTTATTTTTTGATTAGATTCTTCTATTAAAGATTGACGTTCTTTTTCGTGTGTTTTATATTGTTCTAATTGTTCTTTTAGAAAATTATCTGTAGCTTTTACGTTAATTTCTCCTTGTTGTATAATCGTTTTGTCCCATACGTCTGAAAATTCAGATATTTTAGCATCCCAATCAATAGTACTATTTGGGTTTTCTTTTGCATCTTCTTTTGCATCATCTTCTAAGCCTGAAATTGCATCTGCTTTTTGACGGTTTAGTAACACTAATTTACGCTCGTTTTCTAACCTTAAAATCTCTATCGATTTTTCAGAACCTTCTTTATCAATTTCAATCTGCCTTAAAGAACTCTTATACTTTTCATCTTCAAGTTTTCTATTGTTTTCTAATGCAACTTTTGCGGAATCGTAATTACTTTCCTTCTCTTTTATTGCCTTTGGTTTTTTACCTGAATTCGCTTCTAACTCATCTTTTAAACCGTCTAATTCTTTGTTATAATCGGATAGCGTTACTTTTTGAGCATCACTAAGTCCAGTTGCTTTAAATTTACTTTCAAGATTGTTTATTTCTATTTTCTTTGCAGCAATATCTTTTAAAACATCAGATTCAGAACGTAAAGATTCTGTTTCGTCTTTGCTTAATTTTATTTTCTCAATGGCTATATTATTATTTTTGATATTCTCTTTTATAGAATCTCTAATAATTTTATTAATCCCTATTTCATTTTCTTTTACTTCACCTAAACCGTCTAATTGTTTTTGGTATTCCTTATTTTCGTTATTCTTTTGCTCAATTTTTTCAATCTTGCTCAAAGAATCAAATTTAAGTTGCTCTTGTTTTGACAACTTATCTTCGTAAAGTTTTATTTTATTTTCTAGCTTCTCCTTATAATCATCTAGCTCTACATCTCCTGCCCCTAATAAATTAGCAATTCCTGCGCTAAAGTTTCCGCTAGAAAATTGAGAAGACCTTATAGCTGAATTAATTTTACTTACATTTTCAGGGTTTTTATCTACGTTTGCTAACTCCTCTCTTAAAGAGTTTAATTTGTCCTGGTCGGATAATTTATTTTTAACCTCTAATTCTTCATTAAACTTTTTCAAAGCATCTTTTAAATCTACATACTTTGCTTTTTCAATGTCTAAATTATCAAAATATTTAGGGTATAATTTTTGTAAATTACCCAAAGCTTCTTGTTTATCTAAGCGTGTTTTTGTTTCATCGTTTAAAACTCCTATATTTTCTTTTATAGCGCCTCTTTCTTCTTCTGCAAGATCAATTCGTTCTTGCATTTTATCGTTAAAATTACCTTGTGCTCTTTCTGCTAAAGTTTGTGCTGTTGCAAATTGATACATTACATACACCAATGTAGCTAATGCCGCAGCAGCCAATACATACGGATTCTTTAAAGTTGTTAGGTTTAATGCTTTTTGTGCTTTCTCGCTTAATACCAAAGCGTAATAATGTGCTACTTCCGCTGCTGTCATTCCAACGGTAGAAGCTGTAACAATTCCTTGAACTGCTGACGTAACAATTAAAGCGGCTCTATACGCTCCGAACGCAACAACCAACCCACCAATTTGCCTTCCTACTTCTTCGTAGTTTTCAACTAAATAGTTCGCTCCATCAATTGCTCCATTTATAATACCTTCATTTGATGTTCCGATATTGTTATACATTACATCAATCGCATCATTTAAGTTGGATATACGTCCTGTAATAGTAGAACTCTGTTTTTCCATTAAGTTCTCAAAAGAACCTCCTGCACTTGTCATGGTTCTAAACGCTTCTTCAACATCTTTAAATCCAATACGACCTGCAGAAACCATAGTAGAAATATCTGTTTCTGATTTATTTAAGTTTTTGGACAATTCAGCGATTAACGGAACACCAGCCATATTAAAATCTCTTAACTCTCTTCCTGTTAATTTAGCGGCTGTTTTTACTTGTCCGTAGTTAAGAATTAGACGATTTATAGGCACATTTAAACCTGCGGAAACATCTCCTAATGCCTTTAGCGTAGGTATAATCTTTTCCTGCTCTACTCTATACGCTAATAACTGCTTTGTTCCTCCTGCTACTTCTGTTAATTTAAAAGGTGTTTTAGCAGCGAAATCTACAACCTCACTCATTAATTGGTCGGACTTCTCTTTGTTTCCTAGCATTGTTTCAAAAGCAACACTTAGTTGTTGAAACTCACCTCTAATAGATACTATTTGTTGTGCAAATTGCGTTGCTTGTCTAATTGAAAAATAAGCGGCTGCACCTTTCATTAAACCATTCATAACACTTTGTGTCTTTGAACCTTCTAACTTTGCGCTGTTGCTCATTCCAACAAACTCCTTTTTCATAAGAAGCATATCTCGCTTCAATTGATTGATGTCAATTGAAGCTTGAAAACTTAAGGAACCGTTGTTGTTATTCATTTAATTTTATGCAAAAAAAAAGAGGTACAACGATTTCTCGGTGTACCTCTTTTTAGGTTTAATTTTCTCTATTATAATGCTAATTTACAACATTTTAATAAATTAAACCCTTGTTTTTATTTATATTTAACCGAACAACTCCTTATTTATTCTTTCGGCATTTTTGGGGTCATCTGCATTTATGACCTCATTGTCTTTTTCGTCTTTATCTTTTGGATTGTAAGAAGGGATTACGCTACTATACAGAGATATGTTTGCGTAACTAATATCATACAGTGCTTCTTTAAATGTTACCGATGGATATTGTTTTACAAAACCACCAATTATTGACCAGCTGCTGTCGTTTTTATCACTTTCTTGGTCGTCTTCGTTAGATTTACTTCTTTGAGGAAAGTGATAAGCATAAAAAAATCTTGCACCTGCATTAACGATATAATACGCACGTACTCTTTAACATATTTAGAAATTTCATAATGCATTATTTCATTTGTTAATTTCTCTAATTTATCAATCCTAAAAAAGCGATATATAAAATTTGTTTTTTCAATTTCTTTCGCACCTAATATCATAATCGCAAAAGACCTTGCAATAGCTCTACCATTTTCTACATTCTTAAAAACTTCACCTATAACATTATCTTGGTTTAATTTTTCTGATGGCAAATTCGCCAATTGTTCCGACACTAAAATTAACGTTGCTGTAGATGGCGGCTCTACTTTGTAGGTTGTTCCGTTAATTTCTACTTCTTCTTTTCGTTGAAGTATTGCGCTTGCTGTTTTTTGTTCAATCATTTTAAATAATTTTTATCTTCATATTTAACACCGTAAAAATTTAATCTTTCAATCCACTTTTTTTTACTTATAAAAGTTTCTAATTTATCAGCTGTTTTTAAGCACCTATTAGGTTTAACACTTCCGTGATGCCTAGCTTTATTATCTTCATCTATACAAATGTAATACGTTTCTACTTTTGGTTTTTTTATTTCCATTTTATTTAATTTTAAATCGACCCACCGTCAGCAATTGTCCATGAATAAACACTAATTAATCTATCCCTAGCTGCTGATGCTAATGAATTTGGAGTAAATTTTGAACCACCGAAATCAACAGATAAACCTGTATTCGGTGCTTGAGCTTCCCAACTTATAAGTGTCTTGTCGTAATCTTCCGTAGACATACCTGGGGAAGAGCCCAGTAAATTAGAAAGATTTGTAGCACTACCAATATCCCATTTATCTAAGCCCGTTATAACCATATCGTCCGCTTTAAAAAACAATGCGTTAAAGTTTTCTGTATTAGATACATTCCATTTAGAAACATTTAATTGTTTTATACTTGTGCATAAGTAAAAGCTGTAAGAAATATTGCTTGATATTAAGTAAGGGGAGTCTATTGCTGTAATGCTTATCTTAGTGCAGCGACTAAAAGATAAATATTCATTCATTTCAAATACACCCCAATTACTTATATTTGTTATTTTTTGAATATCTCCATCGTTATTAAATTTCCAACCTCTTAATTGACCACTTATCTTAACAGAGTAACTCCCCGAAGAAGGGAATGTGTGCGTTACCTCTGATTGGTTATATGACGTTATAGTATCTTTAGCGCTCCCATCACCCCAATCTACAATAGCTGTAGAACCGTTAAATGAACTAACTAAAGGTAATCTGAATTGATTGTCATTAGAAGTCCCTGCATTGTCTGTTTTAACTTCGAAATTAAAACTTTTAGACAACGCTCTTCCCGTGGCTTTAAACATATTTCTGTTTAATCCAAGTCCTAAGCCTATCATTAATTTTTAGTGTGATAAACTAGTAGCTTGCCACTTGCTACTACTATATTTTTAAATAAGCCTAACCTAGCTTTGCCTTCTAGTAATTGATAGCTTGTTTTAGACCGTATTCCAAGCTCACATTCATTGTCAAAGGAAAATACAGTATCTTCTTCTGCTTCTAAATATACATATCTATCTGTAGGTACTACTACATCTCCGTTAACTATTTCGTTAAAACCATACCCACCAAATGCTGTTTGGTTTGAAATACTATCAAAACTTATTAATTTACTCATATTTTTTATTTTTTATTTAAGAAAAATTTAATCTTGAAAAATTTCTAAAAGTTTCTACATTAAATGAAGTTCCTTGCTCATTTACCGCTTCGGATAGATTCATATTGAAGTCATTTTTTTGAAAAACAGACTTTAAACATATCACTCCCTTATCTAATGACATAGAATCGTAATACATTGAGCTAGAAGGTTGTTCAAATATAATAAGACCACTAACTGTGTCTGTTACAATTATGGCATCTGCTGTTTTAGTGAATTTTTTACTCATTTTTTTGTTTTTAGTTTAAAAAAAAGCCACAACTATAGTAGATGTGGCTTTTTAAAATGTGATTTACATTATGATGCCGTAAAAGGCTTCACTAAATTACCTGTTGTTGGCTTTAAAGCTTCAAACATATACTTCCATTTACCACCGTTTTCAGAATCCCATGTGTCTTCAATCGAAACCGATGCTTTTTCGATTAAATACCCTGTTAAAGTAGCATCCTCTGGACTTAATCTAATTGCATAGTTTTTTGTAATTACACCATCCGAATCTACAATTGGTTTATCTTCTCCTTTTTTAGCGAACAATTCACATTCAAGAACGTACTTACTTTTGTCTGTTTTGATGTCAATAGTTCCACCTCCTTCTTCCTTTGCTTCTCTACGAGTTCCTTTTTCAGGAGTTAATTTTGTAGAGTTTTCTACAGGAGTGTCTAATTCAATCCACGTAGGAGTTGTAGGGATTTCACCGTCTACTAATTCTACTATTTCTAATTTTGGTTTACCCCAACTTAATACTGCCATAATTTTTATTTTAAATTGTTAATCTTTTGTATTTTAATTTTACATTCACAAAGTGTTGATGTATATCATCTTCTTCGAATGTGTTAATTGTTTGTCCTAAAGTAAATTTGTATTCAGATTTTACCGTCCAATTTTCTGTTAACTGCAACATAAACGCTTCTAATTCGTTACATCTTGCAATATTCTTAACAGAATTAGAATTACCAATGTCAATATCAGGAACATAAATATTAATATTTAATGCACCTGTTTGCATTTGGTCATCAAGTCCTGTCATAAACGAAATAATAGCGTCTTCTTTATCTGAATTAATTGGTCTTGTACCTCTTAAATAGAAAGTTCCATTTATTTCTTCATTTATTAAATCTTTCCAAAGATTATAAATCTCATACTCTATTTGTCCGCCTGTTTTTTTCATTCTGTAAACCCTACTTTTTTCAACATTCTAGGAACTAGTCTTTCGGCTAATAATTCTGCCGAAGTAAGAACATTGTAATTTTTAGCTTCAACGGATGCAGCGTAATTCATACCAGCAACTACCACCAAAACAACCCCTTTATTGTACTTCGGAGTCAATTCTTCTAATAGTTTTTGACTTTTAGGTGCTATCTTCGATTTTCCTTGAACTTTACCGTTATATAAAACTACATAACCAATAGAAGCTCTTAAGTTTCCCGTTCTATCAATATAACTACCATTGTTTCTGCCTTCTGAAACACACTTATCACCTACGTATAAAAAAGACTGAATCATCTTGCCTACAAGACTATCTACCTTTCCTTTTAATAAATCTTCAACACTAAAATTTACTTTAATTGCCGATTTCATTATACGATTACTTTTACACGTTGTACTAAATCTAAAAATTCAGTTGTTTTTACTTCAAACTCCCCTATTACTTGGTTTCGGTTATTGGTTAATAAAATTCTTTTAGCATCAAAATCTTGCATTTCAAAGTAAACGGTATAAGAATATATTTCTTTACTTTTTATGTCGTTTAAAATGTTACAAGGTATTTTATCCCCCAAACTTTCTCCAGCTGGTACAGGCAACCCGTCAACCAAACCTCCGTTTGTTGATGTTTTAATCTGTATGTATCCGCTATCAAAAATCATTATCGAAATCTTACTTTAGGTTTTAACACCAATTCATTTTTTAAACCTAATCTTTTACATTCATTTGAATAGAACGCTTCAATATCTGCTTTCGATGCTCTTGAAATTGAAACACCACCTTCTGAAATAGAAGAAGGGCGTAACAATAAACTAGGTATTTTTAAAATGAACAATGCATAGAGTTGTTTTTGACCCTCTGAATCAACTTCACTTTCAATGTCTGAGATATTAAAATCAACAAAATCTGCTTCCGAAAGCAATATACCTACGGAAGCGAATTTTTGTTTTATGTAATTTCTCTTAGTCATTATACTAATAAAGAAGTGTCTATAATTGCAATCTTGTTAGGGTTTTTTAAGTTCGGAATCCATTCAGCTCCAAATTCAATAAAACGTCCTTCCTCTGTTCTTTGTGTAGAAATAAAGTGACCACCCTCTAAATTAGAATAAGACTTAGACGGAATAGGATCTGTGATTTCATACGGTGTATGAAACATCATTTTACCTAAATTATCACTTGGCAATAATGCGATTCTATCATCAGCAAAAGTATTAATACTTGTACCGTCTTCTTTAACCACATATTCTTCTACAATTCTAATAGTCGGTAAACCGATTCCTACTAATAATTGATTTGCCATTACATCTGTAATTAAACCACCTGCTACTGCAATTTCAGAACTACCTAAAATCATTTTGTATGCATTGGTAAAAGAAGACGTATTTACAATTCTACTATTAAAAGTCTTACGGTTCATTTCCATTACTGCAAACGTTCCAACGGTTGAGCGTAACTCCTCCACTTTTTCTTTTATGTAGTCTATAATTGTGTCTTTATTTCCTACTGCTGGCTTGTAATGAATTACAGGCAATTCCATATCAATCATTTCAATACCTTGTGCATTGTCACCTATTTTTACAGTTGCTTTTCCTGTACTTCTTAATTGACCAACTACGTAATCCATACGCTTGTGAGGTGCTAAAGTTACTTGTCTAATATCATCTGCTAAATAGTTGATGATTTCATTCATAACTGCTCCTTGTCCGTTTCCTGCTCCGTTAAACTTACTGATTAACTCATTTAAGGTATCTAATCTGTCGTTGTCTAATTGGTAAGCATTCCCCATAAATGCAACTTCACCAACCCCAGAGCCTAACGTTTTACGTTCTCTAATTGGTTTACCTGAGTTTCTGTCTATAACAGAACCCATCGTTACACCTGTAATGGTTCCTAAATAAGTTTTGAATAATCTACTTTTAGTTTGTTCAAACTGTAAGTATTTCTTCCAATAAATAATGTCTTTTTCGGTTTGATTAACTCTATCGATAATCGCCGAAATTATACCTGCATCGTTAAATAATGCGTTCAATGTTAAAATCATTTCTTTGTATTTTTTTTAGTTAAACAAACATAAATCTCGCACCCAAAGACGTTTTATCTTTATCAGATATCGCCAAGTACAATTTATCTTCTTGAATTTCAAAAGCTTGCCCTACTAAGGTTACTGTTGCGCCTGCTTCAACTTTTACTCTTGCATAGTTTAAGAAACCTGCAACGTTCTTCTGTGTTGTTCCACCTGCTGCTGTAGCTTCAAATAACACATCTCCTTCTTTTACTCCTGTAATTGTAGCAGCTAACGTTAATTCGTCATAAGCTTCATTCGATTTATCAATAGCAGAAATAGTTCCCCCTTTTGAGCCTGTTCCAATGTGCTGCCCAACGCTTACTAAAGAGCCTTTCGATATTTTTAAAGCTGTTGCTGAAATGTCTGCATACGCTTTTACCGATTTCACTACTTTTACTGTGTTTGTTGCTTTGTCTAAAGCTAACGGTGCTAAATGCGGTATGAACGTACCATTTTGTACGTCATTGTCAACAAGGTTTGAACCCCCCGCTAACCTGTAAATTGTCTTTTGATTACACAATTCACGCTCCACATCAAAACCTTTTAAATCATATTTGATTCCTGCTGGCATAATTTTAATTTTTAGTTTCTAATTTGTTATTTTCTACAATCTCTTTAGTACCCTGTGAAATCATACTTGCCAACGCTTCGCTTTCTTTTTCTAAGTTTGGCGTTCCTCCTTCTGGTGGCGTTGTATTTACAAAACCTGAGTTAGTGAGTTCTTGTTGGTGTGTTTCATGTCCTGCTGCAACTGCTTCTACAAACTCATTTAATTGGTTCTGGTCTTTAAACTCTCTACCTATCAGGTTGACTTTATAATAACTTTCAGGTACTTTTTTATCACTCATTTGAGCAATAAAATTATCTGTTAAACTTTGAGAAACTCTTGAAGATTGAAAGCCTGTAATAGTCTGCTGCATACTTTCCATTTTCTCTAATACGGATTTCATATACTCTGGCACCTCTACATTTGGTTTTGGCTCTTCTACTTTCTCTAGTTCGGCTAACCTCGCTTTTAATTGTTCTGCTTCGGTTTTGTTCTTGTCACTTTCTTGTTTAAAAGTGTTTACTCTACCATCTGCGAACGACTGAAACGATTTTAGCATTGTTTCCGCACCTGTTACTACATTTGCGATGTCTTCCTCTTTTGTTACAAACGTGCCTAATTGTGCTGCCACACCCTCAAGAACATCTTTATTAAACCCTAAATTCGAATACTTAGTTTTTAATGCTTCAAAGATTTTTGTTTTCATTCTTTTGTTATTATTTATTAATATTTGATTAAAAAAAAAAGGAGTGAATACCCTGCGCTAACAGTTCATTCACTCCTTTATGAGTTATTTCTTGTATAAAAAAAAAGAGTATACAAACAGTAATTAAACTATTTATATACTCCTATATGAGTTATTCTCTAAATTTGTACTATCGCTCTATCGTAACGTCCATAGAACATTTTCTACATCTTGTTACAATTACCTGACTTTTTAATAATATTGGTTTTATCTCGCAAATGAAGCCAAAGCATTTTGGGCATTTAACCCTTGTTTTGTCTTCGTAATCAATAATAAACTTCAACTCTTTATTCAAAAATTCTACATCGTTTAAAATACAATGTAAATATACTGTTTTATTTTTGATAATTGACTAAAAAATGTTAAAGTTTTTGTTTAGTTAATGTATTGTTAACTATTAAGGATTAAGTAGTTGGTTTATTTATTTGTTTTAATACTTTTCTTCTATCAATACTAAAACCCTGTTAAAAAATGCTCTTTGTTCATCCGTATCAGTATTTCCATATTCATCAGCCCATTGCCTTTTAATAGATTCCTTTCCTTTTAACCATTTTTCCCAATATATTAAAGTTTCTTCCTCGCTCATAATTTTTAGATTATTTATCCATACTATTTTATCCGTTACGTTGTAAGTAATTATTTTGCTACTTTTTTATCTATAAAGCTGCAAACATCACATTTAACAACGCATTTTTCTTTTTGGCTTCCTTCATCTTGTTCCCCACAAAAAAGCTCCTTACAACACTGCGTATAATTAATAGCTTTTTCAATTACTTGTTTAATACGGTTCTCCCTTTCTTGTCCTATGTATAAATCACCTCCGTGCCATTCACTGTATATTTCGTCTATTTCTAAAAATAATTGCTCTTTTGTCATTACTTATTTATTTTAAGTTTATGTTTTTATGCAAATGATTAAAAGCTTTCGCAAATGTTTTAAATTGCTCTTTGTCGGTTACTTGCTTAATGTATTTGTGTGAAACTATTTCTTTCTTTTTGTCATAGTGTATGCGTGCTTTATCTACTCCATTTACAAACAGTGTGTTTGGGTGTTTTCTCCATTGAATTAAAACACCGCTTTCAATCATTTCAAGTATAACCGTAGGAAAATACTCTTTTTCAGATTCAACATCTAAAATCTTGCCTTTCTCATTTTCAATAGCATTTTTTGTTTTCTCAATACTTTCCTGCAATGTTCTTAAAGAATCGTTTTGCTTTTCCCATTTGTTTAATGTTGCTTGTCCGTTTCTCTTATCGTTTAACGGTTGTCCGTTTGCTTGTTTTACAGTCTTAAAATGGTTCTGCAATTTTTCATCAAATGCAGTACTCTTCTTTATTAAAGAGTTTTCTAATATTTCTAGCCTTTTTGTTTTCATAGTTAAATTTATTAATTCTTTAGACTACAAATATACATTAAATAAATTAGATAAACCTTATTTTATTAATGTAAAGTTGATTTTATATATAAAAAAACACTATCTTTGTTAAAAGTTAAAATATATGACAGATATTAGCTCTATGAAAAGAGTACACACGAACATTGACTTATTAATGGATAAGCAAGAGATTAAAACCGATAAAGAATTTGCGGTAATTTTAGGATGGACACCTTCTGCATTTTCTCAAAGAGTAAACGGTAAACTTTCAATAGGAACATTAGAAACTATTGCAGATTATTTTGGAATAACGGTAAAGGAATTATTGAGATGAAGAACATAAAAAAAGTATTAATTGTATGTTGTTATATGGAAATAGGAACTACGACTTTAACTGATAACATTGCTGAATCAAAACTATCTGAACCAATAACTTACAGGATTAAAGCACAACCATTATTAGAAGATTACAATCCAACAATAATAGAATTAGAGCAATTACCACAAAAAATAAAGCATAGAAAAAAAAGAAAGTTTCACCATTAAATAATTGTTAAGATGACAAAAAAAGAACTGCTAGCAAAATACAGACCTTATCCAACCTATACGGCAATTGCAAAAGAAGCGTTTGAATTAGGTTTAAAAATAGGTGAAGAAACCAATCAAACGGATAAAGCTAAAAAAGATGCTATTGAGTTAATGAAAGTTAAAGCAGAATTAAAACACCTTTGGGAAACTTTAGAAGACCCGGAGAAGTGTGTTGAGTTGATTTGTGGAATGTAAGGAAGTTAAATAACTAAAGTAATAATTATATAACATTTTAAAAGAGATGGTAAAAAAATATACATTAAAACAACTATCAACTTCGATAAATATAGATGAAAGCCTACTTTCTAAAGACCAAGTTAATTTAAGGCTTAATGCTAGAAAGAAGCCAATTGAAGAAGAAAAATTATGTAAAACCTGCGGATTGATAAAAGACGTTAAAGATGATTTTAGAGTTAGACTGATTAAAAACAGTTACTACAGAGTTAATGCAACTTGTAGGGATTGTACGGCTAGAAAAAGAGGTGTTAAAGAAATTGGAAAATTAAAATTCGGAAAAGTTTTATTAGATAAAGGGTTAAGAAAATGCACAACTTGCCAAGATATTAAGCCATTAAATGAGTTTGGAAATAGTGAAAAATTATCTGGTAGTAAACAATTTTCTTGCCTAGATTGCAATAGAATAGACAAAGATAGAACTAAAAAAAGTGGTTTTAAATATATAACTAGCATTACTAAAAAAATAGGTTCTTATTGGAAAGTTGATGTTTGGCATAATAATAAACATAATTTTGTTGGTGTTTTTGAATTTAATGAAAAAGGTTTAAATAGTGCTGTGCAAGTGCGGGATAACTATTTAAAATCATTGAAAAAAAATATTATATAATTATAGGTAAAAATGCAATGACTTATGAGTAGAAGATACAGTAATACAAACGAATGGGAATTAGCAATTAAGCAAAGTAAGGCTTTAGAAATTGAAGATTATGAAACTTGCAAAGAAATAAAAGAAGAGATAGATTTTAGGATTAAAAATAAGACTATTAATAAATCCTTAATGCACGGTTTTAGATTTTGGAATCCAATAACAAATGAATTTGAAGGTGAACCAAATTACGGAAATGTAAATGGTTTGTTTGATTCTACAACCTAACTATTAACCCAAAGAAAACACCAAGTAAGCAATTCAGCAACTACAACAATAGCAACTAAAATAACAACTTCTTTTAAGATAGATTTTTTCATAAATCATTACTTAAATCAACCAAATCACCAACATTATATTTGTCCACCATTTCAAACAAATGTTTTTCGTGCAAATCTAAATTAAAATCTAACCATTGATTCCGGAAGTAAAAAGTACGTCCTTCTCTTTTGTAGATTTCGAGGTTTTTGTATAATTCCTCTTTAGGTGGTAAATTCAAATGATAAATTGGCTTTGGCATAACAACAAAGTTAAGTAAAAAAAAACAAGAAAATTAAACCATTATTTTAACAACTAAATTTATTGATTATGAAAATTAAAACACTATTAATAGTACTAATGACTTCTGTATTTCTAATGTCTTGTGATAGCTCTTCTGTAAGTAGCTGTAAAAGAGAATACAAAAGTTACCTTAAAAAAACACTGAAAGACCCATCTTCTTTAATAGTTTATAGTGAGCGAATAACAAGGGATGACAAATACCATGCGATTATAAAAGTTGATTACGGAGCAAAAAACAGTTACGGTGCGTATACTCGTAAAACCTCTGTTTTTCAATATGTTGGTTATTCTTTTCTTGTTGATGGTGAAATTATAGATTAATTCAAGTAAATAGGATTATCCTTTATAAAATACGGAACTGATTTAGCATTCGCTATTTTGGTTCTGTTTTCTTTTATCCATTTTGTAAACTTTGGATTTATATCCGTTGATCCTGCTTTTTTATCATTGAAAAAATCATCTTCGCTTTGCATTATTGGCACTAAATAACACCTGCAATTAGGATGGTTTCCAGACCAAACAAAGTTCTTCGGATAACTCCCTTTCATCATCTCGCAAATATCACAAGGAAAAGGGTTGTTACTACGTTTAATCTCATAACCAACAACAAACTTCATTTTAGACCATCTATCAATATCAGATAAACGGTAAGCCATATTAATTTCTGTACGTGCTAATCTTTGAGCATTTTTAAAAGAACTTCTATAAACTCCTTGCCCAGGTTTGTAGGCTTTTGCATTTTTAGATAATTGTAAAAGTCCGTTATTATCTTTATATCTTCTAAAAAGCTTGTCAGGTTCGTTTAAGTACTTCTTTATTTCTGTGGCTAATTGATTGGCTGGCTTTCCTGTTTTGATTGCCGTATCAATTGCCATTTCTAATTCCGTTCTTAATTGCATTGTGTTCTTCCAGACCTTATCGCTTAATTTTCTGTTTTTACGATTTCTAAACGCTTTTAATCCTTCTGCATTTCTTGTTGCAATTGGGTTGTATTTTTGCTTGTATCTTTTATTCGCTTTCTTCTCAAAAACATCATTCTTTGTTTGTGATAGTTCCCAATGATTAGCAACGTTTTTATCTATAATTGTTTCTACAGAAAAGGCGTGTTTTCTTAAAATACTATCAACTCTTTTTTGCAATGCAGGAAAAGAACTAAATTTAAACACATCTTTTGTTAAAACAATTGAAGCGGCAAATAAGCCTATTTCATTAACTATCTTATCGTACAGATACAATAACGCTAAAACGTCTTTTTCTGCTCTTAAATTATGTTTAATATTCCATTCGTTAAATGGTATCATATTCCTGTTGGTTCAAATAATGATTTGTTTTGTGCTTCTTCAATTTCTTTTAATTCCTCCTCGAACTTGTCGGTTAATCCAGCTAAAACAATACCTGTCTTTAAGGAAGCAACACCACCACTTACTGCGGTTACTGCATCTTGTATTTTCTCTGTTTGGTTGTCAATTGAATAAGGAACGATTTCTGTATCTATCATAATGCTTTCAGAAACTGTTTTCATTTTTGGGTATAAAGTACCAATTGCAGAAACTAAGAAATTAACACGTCTTTGTAAAAATTCTTCGACTACTTCTGCGTGATTGCTAACTGCCATATGTGTTCCCATAAACATAAATTCAAAGCTCTTACCACTTGGTGCATTCGACATTCCTTGTAGTTTTTCAAAACTAATTAAAGGCGTGTTTGTTAAATGGTAGGCTTTTTCCGTTAAGTTGTCAAATTCTAACTTCGCCATATCTGGTGACTGGTCCCACGTTAAGTAAGAAACCTGACCACCATCTGCAAGCTCTATAATTTCCGATGTTGTACCTCTGTTCTGAATACCTTCCAAATCACCAACCGAAACTAATTTCGGATAAAAATTATAATCTAAACAGTCTGCAAAATTAGAAAGTAATACCTCTAATCTATTTCTAATTGTTTTAATTTTATAGGCATACGGCTTTTCTCGATACATATACATTACAGGCATTTTACCAAATCCGTGAGCAAAAGTTTTTTCTATTTTATTTTCTATGTAAATAGTGACGTTTTTATCGTCTATTGTCATCAACTTAACTACATCATTACCTTTTGCATCTTTTACTTTGTATTCTCTTGAAAAGGCTATCAAATCACCAAAACCATCAAAGTAAGGAAATAATTTATCGTTTCTAAAAGGAGACCATATTGTAGATTTTAGTTTTCTTTTAGGTTGTGCGCTTAGATTTAAGAATTTTAACACACGCAACCACCAACCACTGTCTTCTACGGTATACCAATATTCTGCAACCTCGCATTCAGATAGCCACGAACGGACTATCTTTTTATTAGAATACTTAAGTTTATTCCTTTTGTAGATGTTTTTTACAATCTCTAAAAACGTTTGTTCTTGTTCGTCTTCTGTGTCGCATTTTAAAGTCGGTTCTTTTCCAACGGTAAAGGCTGTATGAATGTTCACAATATCCTGCTCTAATGGTAGCGCAATTCTATTAACGTCTTCATCTTTATATCTTGCAGGAAACTTAACAGAACCATCAACATTTAAAACAGCTTCTGTAACTAAAACTTTTCTTTTCTTTCGAATTTCAGTATTAAACACATCGTGCTTTTCAAAATCCCAATCTTTTAAATTGTCTTGCGTATCAGGTTCGTTAGTTGAGCGTTTCTTTAATTCTTTAACACGCTCACTAATATCTGTAATTTGGTTAATTTCTTCTATTGTCATAATTATATTGGTTTAATAAAAAACACCTGTTTTGTTTTGTTTTGTTCTTGAAATCTTTAATGTATTATTAATTGCCATCACTAAGCAATCTACTTGCCCATCTTGTGAACTGTTAGGAAACGTTATCATTTGACTAATAAACTGCTCATTCCAAACACCTCTAATAAGTTTAACTCTTCTAGCTTCACAAATAGGCGTTATATCATTTACTCTGGCTTCTTTGTCTTTAAAAGGCGGCGTATCTTCTTTTACGTTTAAAGTTGTATTTCTCTTTAATGTTTGAACTAAAGATTTACCACTTGCTTTCGGTTCTACATAAATCATCGACTTATGAGAATAACCGTGCAAAGAACTAAATGAAATCGTATGCTTTACCAATTCTGGAAATTCTAAATAATAACCGTTTGCATATCTAATTAATAGATCGTTATTAAATACGGCAAATTGTAAGTATCCGCTTTCATCATTGTTTTCTGTTGCTGAATATGCAGAATCAATCGCCGTGTGCCAAACTAAGTTGTTGAATCTTTCCATCCAATCAATAACTTCAAACCAATTCCTTTTTAAAACACCCCCTTCTGGTGGTGCTGATTTTTGGGAATATTGATTAGCATATCCGTAACTTCCTAAATCTCTCTTTGCTTCTGCTAAAACTTTTTCACTTAATCTATTTACATCTAATAAACCGTTAACGTATTTTTCTTTTAATTCCTTCGGCTTTACTTCTTCGGATATTTCCGCAGGTAAACAAATATGACGTACACTTTCTGACTTCTTAGATAGTAAATAACCTGTCACATCTTCTTCGTGCAACCTTTGCATTATTGTTAATGTTGGCGTATTTTCTTTGTCTACTTTTCTTGAAGATAATGTTTTTGTGTGTTCGTTTGCTGTAAATCTATCTGCTTTTGATGAAGATTGTGCAGGATTTAATGGATCATCACTAATTACTAAGTGTGCGTGTTTACCTGTAATTGTAGATCCTGTTGAAGTAGTATATCTCGCTCCACCATTTTCATTCTCATAGTTTGATTTCGCCGACTTATCCTTTCTTAATTTTACTTTTGGAAACAAGCGTTTGAATTTATCTGAAAATATAATGTCTCTTGACTTTGTCGATTGTTCAATACTCAAATCCATAGAATAAGAATTTGTAATAACTCTTATTGTATCGTCTAAAACCCACAACCAAACAGGAAACATAATTGTACAAATAGTACTCTTGGTTGTTCCGGGTGGAATATTAATAATTAAATCATATTCCTTTGGTTTTCTCTCAACTATATTTTTAGATATTCTCTGTAATTCATCGCATAAATATTCAATATGCCAATTGTAAACGGGTTCTTCTTTTATTATAACACCCCAAAAAGTCTTTACAAAAGAAAAAAACGATTTCTCGCAAAAATCCCGTTGAACTGAATCAAATAAAAAACTATCCATTTTTAGACTTTAACGATAATTCAAATAACAACTTCTTCTCTTCTTCCGAATAACTTGACAAGTCAATCTTGTTTTCGTTCTTGTTAATGGTTTCTATTTTGTCTGATTGCCCTAACTTCTGTTTACCTAAAAATATCATCATTGAAGTATTGCCTTCTGTAGCAGCTTCAAATTGTGCTTTTCTTAATACAATATTACCTAATTCTCCCTTTTGTCGTTTATAGTCAGTGAAACTCATTTTAAATTCCTCCTGTACTCTGTCATAAAAAGTGTTAGGATGCATGCCTAAATAAGATGCAATTTCAGTTCCCTCGCAAAATATAGCGAGCAACTTATCTACCTGTTTCCAGTCTATTGTTATCTTAGGTCTTGCCATTTATTAAACGAATCCTTTAACTGCATTTGTACCGAAATCTAAAGAAGGCAAGGTTCTCCCTGCTGCTTTCGTTTTCCTTGCGAGGTTTATAAACTTATACTTTCCACTTCCGCTATCTCCTTTTGCCATTTTGATTTAATTTTAATTAATAAAAAAAGAGGTTACAAGCCTTTTTATGACTCGTAACCTCTTTGTAGGTTTATTTATTTATATGTTGTTTACACTATTTTGTTATCGTTTCCCAAAGAGCCTTTGACCCTCCTTTTTGTTTCTTTTGATTAATCGTGTGAAACTTTTCTTTAATACTATCCATGTATTCTAAATTGAAATCATATAGACTTTCGTTTGGCTCAATCATAAATTGTTCAATGTTATCTGAACTCCTTAAATTTGCGCTTCCGTGAATTACTAATTTTTCATTTAAATGTGTTTCTATTAACGTTATTTTTGTATGCGTTCTGCATACCGATAACTGAAAGCAATCATCTATATTCAACTTGTCAAACATATATTTTACCAAATTATGTCTTTCGTGTGAATAGAAATAATCTGAAATAATCATATTCAATTTACCAATATAACCATTTGTAATTAAATTATGTAAACTATCTACGTTTTCTTGACTTAATGATAAAGTTGATATTGTTAGAACTTCTGCTTTTCTTTTATTCTCTACCAATAAAGCTTCTATGAAATCACCGAAAATAAAGTTACCAGATATAATGCAAAAATTCCTTGCTTCAATATCAACATCATTTGCCAACTGCTTAGCGTTCTTGTATTTTACTTGATATTCTTTTCTTGAGTTATGTAGCTTTGGTTTATGCACTATATTTTCATCAAATATATTTTTATCCATTCCGAGATCTAAGTCGAAATCTTCCAAATTAAAATCAAAGTTTAAATCAAGTTCGTTCATAATAACAAATATACGATTTTTTAAACTATTACACTAAAATAAAGTGCTGATTATTCGGCGTTTAGTCAACTTTACATACCGTATGGATAACCATTATCTATGCGTTATACCTTCAACACTTATACTCTCTTTGCTTCCTAAATAATTATTAGCACTTACAAAGTGTGTTCTGTACATTGGCTGCCCTATTATATCGGTTCCTATTTGGTAGGTTACTGTTAGCATAGCTATTTATTTTTAGCGTCTTCAAATCTCAACCCTCTTGCGTATGATTGATAGTTTATGTTTTCTTCTTCATTCTCTAAACTGTCTTCTAACCATTCTATAATTAACCCTTTTGGCTGCTCTGAAAAGATGTCAAAACATATATCTGATATATTAAAATATAAAACATCTCCAAAACTAGCCATCCCTGTAACATCATCACAAACAAAGTATTGAAAATAAACATCATGCTTCTTTTCAAATGCTTTAATTATTTTATATACCGATTTTTCTAAATCTTTCTTTAGCTTCATAGTTTAAAATTGTGGAGAAGGCTGGACTCGAACCAGCGACCAATGTCAATCAAATGACGGTTCTTACCAACTGAACTACTTCCCCTATAAATTATTTGTTTTTAACGTACAGAAATACACCCTTGAAGAAAGGTGTTTTTTAATTAATCTAATACGTTAGTGTGTGTAGCACTTGTAACTTAATACCCTCAAATATACGACTTTAAAACTTAAATAAATCAATAAACATTTATTATTTCATCAACTTTTATTAATATATGATCGCTCGTTAATCTGTTATAGCTAACATTTTGCCCGTAAATACCATAACTATTTCTAGCTTCATTATAACTTAGTTTTTTAAACGGATATGTACGTTTGTTTTTAAAATGTGGTAATTGCCATAGTTCACGTTTATCATCGCAAACTATGTGGGGGTAAAATTTAAACCTTGCTTTTATGTATATTTTTAAAGTGCTGTTAAACATATAGTTGTATAGTTTGGTTTGTGTTAATACTAGTTGGCAGTAATATTAGGCGACATCGAAATTCGAGAAAGTTTGTCCTTTTAACTCGATACAGTCAACTTTAGTTTTCTTAAAAGCAACGCTATGATTTTTAGAAACATAGCTTATTATAATGTC